TCTACTTGAGGATTTTCAAATCCTAATACAGAAATAGCTAGACCTTTCCAGTTTACATTAGGTAAAAGTTCTGTATTTCCTCTGATACCATCAGCTTCATTTAATAGTTTAGAATTTCTAGTAACCTTATTCTCAACAAGGTATTTCTTTAAATCAAAGTTATCCATTTTATTTTGTTTTAGAGCGTTTGTTATAAATATTAATCAATATAAGAAAAAAGCCCCTGCATGAGCAAGGGCTCTTAAGTCTTTATTTTATTTTAGTTATAAGTTACTTACTAAAATCTCCGTAATTAGCACTATTTACATCATGTCTTTTCAAAGCTTGTAATAACTTTGCCGGATTACTAAGGTCTTGGGTTGATACACCGTCACCGAACTTTTCTAAGTCTTGCATTAATTCCTCATCGTATCCGGCGCTTTTCATAGCACTGTGTTGAGTTTTATAGTCGTCTTTATAGCCGTCTAATTCTCTATTCATTTGCCCCTGATCTGTAAGTTCAATGTCTGGACCTGGTATATCTTGAGACGGTGTAGCAACATTGTAAGCTGCTATTGAAGAAAGAGCTACTAACGCTCCTAAAAGAGTGTTCTTTAATGCACCTTCTTCTAGCTTATTTTTACTCTTTTTAGCTATAGCATCAAATTTTACTTTTACATCTTTATTCTCAGGTTTATTTAAAAGAGCAAGAACTTCTTTAGCCAGCTCTTCATCAGCAGGCATGGTAGCTAAATCTCTTAATTCACCGTTTTTAATCTTAAGCACGATTTCTTCAGCTTCTGTTGCCTCAGAAAGCATTTTAGAATTAGTAGTTACTTTGTTTTCTACTAAATACTTTTTTAAATCAAAGTTATCCATTTTTTTTACTTTAAGGTTTATATTTTATCTTAGGTTGGTTGTTTTTCTGCTTTCGGTGCTTTCTGTACCGCAGCTAAGAGTCCCATTGCTCCCAATCCAGCGGCTATTACTTTTTCAATTGATGCTTGACCTTCAATTGCTTCAATCATAGCTGTAATTGCAGGTTTAATTTCGGTTATATGGTGTAAACTGTGTGCAATACCTTTACCAGCTACAAATAACATCATAGCACCATAACATATTTTAGCTATCTTTTCTTGTAGGTGTTCATCTCTTAACTTACTGTCTTTTTTAGTAAAAGCAGCAATACCTTTAATCAACAGCAAAAACGGCGTATAGTATGCTTTTAGTATTTCATCTCCTACATTTTTAAAAAAATCTCCAACTTTAGTACCAAACTCTGCTTCAATTTCTTTTTTAATCTTATCTATTTTGGCTTTTGCTTCTTTTTCTTTAGGTGTATCGTTAAAAGGGTTAAAATCTACTCCTAAGTTATACTCTTTCTTAATCCTATCTATTTCAGCATACTTAGCATCCAAAGCAGCTCTTTTTTGAGAACTGCCAATACCAACAAAGTTTGAAAATTTGTTTATAACTTTTCCTAGTAGTTTAAGAAGTACAGGTAAAGCCGCTATTATAGCCATTGCTAATTCTTCTTTTAAATCACCATCTTTACTATCTTTTTTATTTGCAACTGCTTGTTTTACTAAATCATCTATTTCACTTTGTGATACTACTTGTTCTTGAAGTAGTATATTATTAGCTAAGTACTTTCTTAAGTCAAAGGTATCCATTTTTTTACTTTAAAGTCTTTGTTATAAATATCGATCAATATAAGAAAAAAGCCCCTGCATGAGCAAGGGCTCTTCTAAAAAGAAACTTAGATTTATTCCGGCTCTTGTTCGTAATAATTCGGTGTTACATCCTCATACACTTCCTCAACAACGGTGAAGTCTCCTCCTCCTAGTATTTTAGACCAGTCGGCGGCATTAGCATCCTTATACTTCTTCAAGTCTTTATCATTGTCTTCGATAAATCCGTGAGGGGTCATAATGATCTTACCTCTGGTTGTGATTCCGTTAATATGATTCTTATCAATCTGAAGGTTTGTTCTCTTGGCAAATTCTACCTGCTTTCCGTCTTTGATCGCCTTGATCTTAGAAGTTCCAGCATTCATAATATTACCGAACGTTACCACAAAGGTTGCATCATACCACATGGCAAAGCCTCCCTTGTTCATTAGTTTGGGTTGCCCCATCGGTGATTCAGGTTTCTGAGTCCAGACTTTATTCACTACTACCAGGGTGTTGGTATAAGGTGAAGATTCTTTTCTGGACATTACAATCTTTTGATTTACTCCGTTACCGAATTGGGTGGACATCGCACCGGCATTCCATTCATTATTATTCTTATTCGATCTAACTGATAGTTCACAAGGAACTGATCCAATTGAATCCCAAAGGAATAATAAATCATAAGGTAGATTGCCTTTCTTCTGCTCATCCATCAAGTCGAGAATAAACCCAGACACGTCCTCAATTGTATTCAGAGTCTCTCTATCAACATAGATAAAGAACCCTCCGTAGTCTATTACCTCACCAGTCTCTTCATCAACGGTCTGTTCGACTTTTAATCCCATCTGCATGGCATGCTCCCAGTTCCACTTCATCTCTGTAGTGATAAAGACCGGGAGTATACCTGCTTTCTGGGCAGAGACTGCAGCCTCAAGCAATGCTGTGGTCTTTCCAGTATCGGAGTGACCTCTCAGCATTACTATATGGCCCATCGGGATTCCAGGTATTGAAGTAACTTCCTGGAAAGCTGATGATAAAGGGATCCAAGATTGAGTCTTGAACTTTACGTTCGATTTAAGCATTTTATTCTGCTTAAACTTATCTAAATCGAATCCCTTCTTGAGTTCGGCAGATACGGCTTCTGTTAGCGATTTTCGTTGCTTGGCCATATCTTAATTAGAACGGTAGATCGTCGCTGAATAATGAATCGAATTTGTCTGCCTTAGATTCTACTTTCTTACCTTGAGTCTCTAGAGAGAATTTCTCTGCTGGTTTCTCCCAAGGAGTCTTTTCTTCAACTTTAGGCTTGTCGCTGTCAAAGTTTGATGCAGGCTCGGATGAGATAGCACCCTCTTCTTCTTCAGGAGCCAACCACTTCTGAAGGACTGCTTTCATATCGTCAAATTCCATGCGATCGAATGCCTTCATAGGCTCAGGCTGGTCGTTCAAAAGTTTCTCAAGGATTGCCTTATCTTCTGATAATGGAGTCTGGGCAGTCTTAGCTCTTGCAGTAGTCTTGTTAAAGCTGTTACCTGTAACCTCTGGACCTACTGTAGTTAAAGTAAAATCACGGCCGGTCATAATATCAGTGAAGTCCCCGATATCCTCATCTTCAGCCATTGAAAGGAATTCCATGTAAAGCTCTTTACCGAATCCCCAAAGCTTAACTCCCTCAGCTTCTTCACCTCTAACGATTACAGGTACGAATACCCTCATCTTAGGATCCAATTTACGGGCCAGGCGGTAGTTATCCTTGTCTCCAGTAGAACGTAGCTGCTTGGCAAATTCTACAATCGGGTCTTTTTCACCCCAGTTGGTTGGAGAGATGATAGGACGGTCACCTATTCCGTAATGGAAGTAAAGTTCTGAAAAAGGATTAGCCTTATTGAATTTAGAAGGTACGATCCTGATTACTTGTTTACCTACTGACGGGCGCCAGAAGATCATTTTACGGCCTTCACCGGAAGGACGTTGGTTTTGTTGCTGGAGGTTATCCAGTTTCTTTTTAATAGCGTTTAAATCCATATAACTTATTTAATTATTACAACTTAAAATTACGAATAACTTCTTAAAATAGCAACTTAAAGTTCAACTATTTTGTAAATCTTTGTTTTGAGGTGCTTTAAATCCCCCTGCTGTGTCAAAAGAATGGTATTCTTATAATGCTGCCAATTGATTTTAAACTTTGTATCAACTACCCCTCCGTTCAATTCTTTGATTAGTTCGTTAAGAGCATTGATAGTATAAAGCGTATTGGTTTCTTTTTTTCTGTGTACCAGGATAGTATCCTGAGGTATTTCATTTATGTTAGGTTGATCTACATTATAAGTGCAGACAAACTCGCCGCTGTTCTTGATCTCTAAAACAAAAACTTTGTTATATAAGATTGTATATTGTGAAGAAATATCGTTTATAAAAGCATCGATCCCCCCCTCTGGCACGAAAGTGCAAAATAGTTTATTATTCACATCTATGATATTAGTATCCATATCATAAATATTAGAGGTCTCGGGTAGAATCGTAGTCTGGTCCATAGGTTAGTTTTATCTTTAATTCTTTTTCTTCAAACAAATTTAAAATCATATTCAACTGCTCTTTATCCTGCTTTGAGAAGTCGAACAGAAATGCATCATAAGTATAGAGTATAATCTTTGTATCTCTATTATTAATAATATAAAGTATATCTTTTAATAAGGCAACGTTGTTTGCAGTTTCTAGATTCTGAATCAGATAATTGAATAGTTTCTGAGGATTCATATTCTCTAGATTCTTAGCTTCAAATACCTGCCCGGATATAAAACCGGTGACTTTACCCTCTTTCATAAACTTACCCCAGAGTCCGGAGATAAACTCCTTAGTTAACTTAAAGAATTCAAAATCCTGGTACTGCTCATAGATATTTCCATAAAGCTGTCTAAAGACTAGATTCTTGGCTTCAGAACGATCCATCGAAAACTCTTTTGCAAAATCCTCATAGATATCCCCCGTCGGTGATTTATAACCTACCAGCTTTGAAATCAGGGTAGGATGGTATGC